TCATGTTGATAGCAAACAAAAGGACGGTCACCCATTAAATACGGATTCCGTACTGCTTTAAGCACTGAACTATCGTTTGCAATGACTACGACAGCTTCTACAAGCTCATCTTCGTCATAATCAAATGTTTCCCCTAAAGAATCGTCTTTATCCTCTAAGAATTTAGCGGGAACACGTCCCCAATATTCAACAATTTTAACCCTATCGTCATTAGAGAACACACTCGATTGTTCCTCATCGTACCCTAAATTCATGTCTTCAAAACCGCCGATAGGCTTATCTTCATAGATACCGTCTCGAACAGCCTCAATAATCTCATATCTAGGCTTAATAACAATCTGTGCTACACCTAAGGCTTCTTCAATAGAGGTAGCTGAAGGATCAATTACAAATTCCTTAGGAGTAAGAGATTCAACCTTTACTTTAACATTAATCTGTTCTGTAACAACAATATCACTAGTTAGCGTGTCAGGGATAGGAGATACGCTAGGGGTTTTTGAGACCTCTTCAACAACATTGATTTTTGCAATGCCTGTACCGTAAATTGCCCCGTTAAGAAGTGCTTCTACGATACCATTTTTAACTTTATATTGATTTAAGTCTTCTTGCAGGTTTTTACGAATAATTTGAATATCTCGTTGATCTTGATCATTAACATCATCGCGAATATCAAACCACTGTTCCTTTCCAAAAATAGCTTCTTCTAACTCAGCAACTGTGGATTCAACGGCCTGTTGAGTTGCTGGTGAAATAAGCCTAGAATTTTCAGAGTCTCTTGTTTTATCCTCAGAGGACCAGATTCCTCTCCAGATACGATAATACTCGTCCCATTTATCGAGATAATTGGTATTACGATGGTCTTCCCATGCGTTTACTCGTTCCATAACCCAGCTACTTAACGTAGACTTAGGATCAAGGTATCCGATTTCGTCAGTATCCTGAGACATTATCTAATGGTTCCCACTCTTCTAATTCGATTGATTGTGCAAAATCTGCTACTGAAACTTGGTCAATGTATGCTAAAGAGTCCAATAAGTCATCATGTGAAAGTGGACTAGGAAAGTCTAACATTTGTGAAACAAAGTGATGATTCCAATTAGCTTTCCGTAACCTAATTTTACCATGCTCCATACGGCCTTGTAAAGCCCATACAATGCGATCTTGCTTCTTCTTGCCACCATGCGTAACATCAGTTATATTTATCCATCTGCTACGAGAGCGCATCTCATCTTCAAGATATGGCATGATTGCATTCTTAAGTGCACCTGCTTCAATTCCAACAGTTGTGGCACTAACATCTTCTGCTGAATCTAAAATTCTTTCGGCTGTTTCTTTGATACCCCAACGTCCATGGTGGATATCTTTAACATACCACTTATCTTCTGATATTTTTACTACGGCTATCGCAGTTTCGTCCAATCGAGAAGATTTGAGACCTCTGTCTCTACTCGATTGTTCAAATCCCGCCGGATCGACCGCAATAACATAATGTCCAGAAACTTTTGTATTATCCTCGAAGACATCATCGTCTGCATAACGGACCCACTCTTCTTGAAACACTCCCCCACTAAACGATTCAAACGTAGCTTCAAATTCCTGACGGTACGCCTGAGTAGACATAGACTTCTTAGCAGCTTCGATCTCCGAAGGATCGAGAAAGGAGTTATCTTTTGATATAAACTGAAAGGCATCCCAGTCATCTTTGTTTTCTTCTTCCTGCGCGTCTGTCCAAAGTTTATGAAAGTGGTTCTTACCTGAGGGTGTACCAATAAAAAGTGCCCCTCCCTTTACATCGGCCAAAGTAGGTCTTAGGATCATCTCCCAAACTTCTGGCTTCATAGACGCATATTCATCCATAACAACATAAGACAAACCTACGCCTCGTAATGTATCAGGCCGATCACTTCCTTTCAAATAAATCTTACGATCATTTACTAAAGTAATTGTCGCAGTGTTTTCATGTGTGGTCTTAATAACTTCTTTTCCGATATCTTTTAGAATAGACCATAAGATATCTTTAGCTTGTTGAAAGGTAGGGGCTACATAAAATACATCTTTATCTTTAGACTGCAACGCTTTAATAATTAATATCCACGCTGCTAAATAAGACTTACCAAATCGTCTGCCACAACTAGCTACTTTAAAACGTTTCTTACTGTTAAATATTTCAAGTTGGGCATCGTGGAGTGTGACATTAATATCAGTCACCTTTTAAAGTCTCCACATAATCAGCTTCAATTACCTTGAAATCTTCTTCTTCTTGTTTTTCTATCGCCTTTACGGATTCAATAATAATATTAATCCCAAGGTCTTCATGTTCGTGCTTAATTTCTACTGCTTTAGATACCGGAATAATCCTGTCGAGACACATTTTTAAACAATGTCTGTCTCCTTCTAAAGCTAATTCAATTACTTTATCAACAATAGCTGGGCCTTGCTCTGACATTAACTCCCTTGAGAGTTTAGTGTACTTATTCAGAGAACCCTTAGGTCTTCCTGTGGGGTTTAATGAGGGCATACCTTTATGAAATGCAGGGTTTCCTCTTCCCTTAGGCTTGTCCTCTACTGAGGGGCCTTTATCGCTGGATGACATTAAACATATCCTTATCTTTACCCACCTTTTTCCTTTTCCTTTGCAGGAAAACAAACTAAAGTGGAAGATTTAGTGAATTAAAGCATACTTAAGTGTACTTAAGTGTATGAGATATTTGTTTAAGTGGTTAATCTAAAAGGATTTACTTAACGTTCTCTCTCGTGTACTTAAGTTAACTACTCAATGTATGTATACATTATAACATATTCTGTCTGATTAGTCAATCCCCCTTAGGACACCTAAGGTAAATACCCCGCTCCCCACAAAAGTCAACCGTTATTTTATCTTATGTGTACTTTATTTCTATTTAGACCTCCAAATTGCTTCCCATGTGTCCCTGAGTGTATATAAAAATATTGTAGTAACAATTAGGGTCCCCCCCTAGGCAAAACTTATGCAAAACTCATGCCAACTTAAGTGGTCAAAAGTTGGCACGGTACTTGCATGGTGCAACATGTGTGCCACATGGGTGTACTTAAGTTGGCATGGTTATTGCATAGGTTTAACTCATGTGGTCTTGAGTGAAACTTGAGGAGAAAGAGTACATGAGTGTAGTATTCTCAGGATCACTCAGGATCACTCAGGTACACTCAGGATCACTCAGTGCATACATATATATAATGTATACTCATGTGGTCTTAAATGGTCTCATGTGATCTAAAGTATTTTTGATAAAATAGATAACCTATTGATATTAAAAGAAACAATATTGTTGTATTCCTTATTTATATCTATATTATAGTAATAGGAAAATAGGTTTAAATTTAAAAGGGAAAAGATACATGACGAATATAGAGCACTTAAACATGGGTCAATTTTTTAAAAGAAAACCCGATGCTAAGAAAGTTTATGTTTATAATGGCTATTGTCGTTTTGAGAAAAAGTATATCGGTGACGATTGGGATGATATAAGCCGGGATATGGGTTTCAAAAAAGGCACTAAAGTATTCACTGATTTTGATTTTTGAAAGGGCTGATAAAATGAAAACAACACAAATTAAAGCGCATCAGGTTTGGCCGGGTATGATTATTGAAAAGATTGGCAACTATGGTTTTTGCGAGCGTGGGCGTGTTCAAGACGTAGAATACGTTGCCACCTTAGATAATGGCAGTTCTAGTCTAAAACTATGTTTTGCGGATGGTTTAGAACCTACCCCAATTAACAGTGATACCACCATTTATATCAGAAAAGAGGTTTAAGGGGTTGACTTATAACCTAGGGTGCGATATGTACCTTAGTAATAAGTTAATCACACAAGCAAAAGGGATACTAAAATGTTAAACGTAAATCAAATGAAAAAAGATATTGTGGGCAAAATGTGGGAGGATAACAACAACATTGGGAGATTAGTTGAATGTCTTTCTGCATTAGATAGGCTTAATCATTCCGAAGCTTATGATCTTCATGATCAGATAACGACTATGGAAAAGCTTATAGAACAAATGTATGAAGTAATTGACCGTTCAACTGTAATTATTGGAGAATAAGATTATGTTAGTTAAAGACGCTATAGAATTCGGAAAGATTTCAACAGGCAACACTAAAATGCCCGGAACAACTTATGCTATTGACGCGTTCGCATGTAATGTGGGTTCTAAATTACGTCAGGTTAAAGGGTCAACTTGCGCGAGTTGTTACGCTATTAAATTGCAAAAATTACGCCCTAGTGTTGATAAGGGTTATAAAAACAATTTGGCAAAGTTTCAACGTGCTGATTTAAAGCAATGGGTTGATGCTATGGTATTTCAATTAGATCGTTATAATGTTGACGGGCATCATCGGTGGTTCGATAGCGGTGACTTACAGTCTGTTGATATGTTACGTGCTATTGCGGACGTATGTAAGCGGACACCTGATATAAAGCATTGGTTACCAACACGAGAAAAAGGGATTGTTGCGGAGTTTACACGCTTTGACGTAGTACCTGATAACCTCGTGATAAGATTAAGCGCCGCTATGGTCAATGGAGTACCATCAACAGGCCACGCTAACACGTCAACAGTGCACTATAAGGTTGACCCCATAGGCACTGAGTGCCTAGCGTATACACGTAGTAACTCATGTGGTGATTGTCGTGCCTGTTGGGATAAAGATGTACTAAACGTTTCATATAAAAAACATTAGAAAGGAATATCAATATGTCGGATATTATACCAAAGGTGGGTTTATACGCTAATCA